TCACTGATTTGCTCCCGTAGCGGGGTGGGGGCCAGCGATGGCGGGCTAGAAGATGCGGAAGGGACCAGATGGAATGGAATGCTGGGCTGCCCAGCGGGATACCGTCGCAGCGGTCAGAGGGGCCAGGCTGATGTTCGATTGCCTGCGACCCCAGGCCCAGGAGTCACCCAGGGCACGTCTGACCGCCCCTCCAGCTGCCTCATCCAGTCGCTGGTGCGGTCGGTAGCGAACCAGCGGAGGATCAGCACACAGGGCCTCCAGCAGACCGCTGCAGGCAGCTGCGTACTCTTTGGCCTTGAGGGGCATCAAGGCCACCCCGTCCCGCTCCAGTTCATCAGCCACATCCAGCGCCGGTCCAGCGAGGTCATAGGCGATGGCGGTGGGTCGCCACTTGGCTGCCAGTTCTTTCACCTTGGCTGCCACCCAGCTGCTGCCTTCCTCATAGTCAGTGACCTCCAGGTGGCAGACCCCATCAGCGTCCATCCAGCTGGCCAAGATGGCAGCGTCACTGCGGTCCAGGGCCACATCAAACCCCAGGGCCAGCTGACCCACCTGGGGCATGGCCTGGTCCTCTAGAGCAGCTGCCCGCCAGGCTGGCAGCGGGATGACCCTGGCGGTGGTGGCCACCCACTGATTGCCGTAGGCCCGGGCGAACTCATCAGGCCCCAGCTGCTCCAGGGCTGCCTTCATGGCCCCTTCGCCAATGGTCCGACCGTAGGCGGGGTGGTAGAGGGGCCAAGAGCTAGGCAGGGTGCAGTCCAGGTCGCTGGGGCAGGCCCATTCAAAGAAGGCCAGCCCCTCCCTGCGGTCAGCTGCTACCGCTGCCCTGCCCGCTTCCACAGTGGCCAGCCACCACACTGAGGTTGCATCTCCTGCAGTGGACACCTTCCAGGCCTGAGCATTGGGTTTGGTGGCCATGGTAGGGACGATGGCCTGATCCAGCTGGCGTCCTCTGACCAGATCAAAGGCCCAGGGTTCATCCACCACCACCAGGTCAGCGATCTTGGAGTGAAGGCCCGCTGGGGTGGGGGCGAAGGGGCGAACCATCCCACCAGAGCAGTGCCAGCGGACATGAGTGGACCCAGCAGCCCTGCGGACATGGATGCGGTCCTGCAGTGGGGCCAGCATGGGCACATGCTCATTCAGCAGCCAGTCAGTGGCATCCTTGCCACTTTGCTGGGTGAACCAGCAGCGGGCACCAGACAGAGTGATGGCCCTGTGTTCGATGACCGCACCAAACAGAGTGGTCTTGCCTGACTGGCGTGGAACCGTGACCACCACCTGCTTGAAACAGAACTGGCCAGCTGCGTCAATCTCCAGGGCCACGTCAGCCACATACTGCTGCCAGGGCATGAGTGGGCGACCAATGGCCCTGGCGAATGCCCCTACTGCTGGACCAAAGGTGGCCCGCTTATGTGACCGCTGGGTGGCTGCTGCCGGGGGTGGCCCTTGAGAGGTCAGCCAGCAGGGCTGCGAAGGTGTCGTCAGCTGGCTTGCCACCTGCGGTGAGTCCGGCTGCTCTGCGTAGGTCAAGGTAGACACGGTTTGCCTCTGTGACGGTCCTGGGGTCTCCTGCTGCCTCTGCTACGTCAATGGCCTTGGCCTGCGACCTCAAGGCCCCTCGCTCAGCCTGCTTGATGTCCTTGCGCTGGATCAGTTCCTGCTCCAGGCCACTTTCCACCCTGCCTCTGGTCATCGCCAGCTAAGTTACTGCGTGGTAACTTGCGTGCGTGTCCATGGTGCTGGCCAATGCCCATACACCTAGGCCCTTTGACGGTTCGCTGATCCCACCAGCGGGCAGTCAGCTGTTCGGCATCCCAGGCCCCTATGTCTGGGATGCCGACAGTGCCCGCCATATCCCAGCTGTGTCCAGAGCTATCCAGTTGTATGGCGGAATGGTCAAGCAGATGCCCATGAACGCATACCGCAGCGGTCAGGTCTTGCCCAGGCCTCCGCTGCTGATGGCACCAGACCCCACCAGGGGTGGGCCATGGTTTGTCCAGGTGAGTGTGGAGGACTACCTACTGAACGGCAACGCCATTGCCCTTGTTACAGCCAGGGGGGCAGATGGTTGGCCACTGGCCTGCTGCTGGTGGCCAGCCTCCTGGGTCTACATCACTTGGATGCCACCAGATGTGTCCAGTGTGGCCTATTGGTTGCTAGGCACGGCGCTGAACCCTGCTGATGTCATCCATGTCAGACGGGGTGCTGACCGCTTCATGCCAGTTAGAGGGGTGGGAGTGGTGGAGGAATCCCTGGGCACCTTGAACCGCATCGCAGCTGAAGAGGTCTATGAGTTTCAGGCCCTGAACAATGGGGCGGTTCCCTCTGTGGCCATCATCACCCCAACCGCCACCCTGACCCAGGATGTGGCTGACGATGCCAAGACCGGCTGGATGGAGAAGTTTTCTGGCCCCAACCGTGAACCAGTCATCCTGCCTCAGGGCACCATTGTCCAGCCTCTGGCCTGGAGTCCATCTGATGCTCAGCTGACAGAGGCCCGCAAGATGTCCCTGGTGGATGTAGCCAACATCTTCAACCTGGATGGCTACTGGCTGGGGTCGCCAGTGGCGGGCATGACGTACAAGACCGCAGCCCCTCAGTACCAGCAAATCTTGAGGACCAGCCTGGAGCCAGTGCTGGCTGACTTTGAGGCGGTCTGGTCCCAGGCCTGGCTGCCCAGAGGTCAGATAGTCCACTTTGACCGCAACCAGCTGCTGCGAGATGACATGGCCACCACAGCGCTGGCCCTGTCCACCTTGACCGGCGCCGGAATCATGACGGTGGATGAAGCCAGGGCCTATCTGGAACTGCCCGCTGGGGCTGGTGCTTCACCCATCGTGGACAATGCCCCAGATGCCCCAGCCCCAGGAGACCAGCAGGCCCCACCTGCACCACCACAGGAGCAGCCCAGTGCCAGTAATCCTTGAGACCGGCCAAGAGGTCAACACAGCCAGGGTCTATGAGGCAACCATCAGGGATGTCCAGGCTGTGGGCAAGCCCTACCGCTACCTGGAAGGCAGGGCGGTCCCTTATGACACCTTCGCTGACATTGGTGGCTTCTTTCTGGAGGCCCATGCGGTGGACAGCTTCAAGCGCTCCACCAAAGGTGGGACAGGTAAGGGGCTGCCCCTGCTTCTGTTCCACAACAATCAGTCATGGCCCATAGGCCACGCTGAAAGCTGGGAGCACCGTAGCGATGGGATGCATGGGGTCTGGCGTCTGAACGATAGGCCAGAGTCCCAGCAAGCAGCCCAGATGGCTGAGAGTGGTGACCTGGTGGGGCTGTCGGTCGGATTCCAGCCCATACGCTCCCAGTGGACCCTGGTGGAGGACTATGCACCGGACCTGGGGCCAGCGCATATGGATTCAGTCATCCGCAAGGAGTCCAGGCTGGTGGAAACCTCCATGACCCCAACCCCTGCCTTTGCTGACGCTGGAGTCACTGCGGTCCGCTCTGCTGGCCTTGACGCCATGCACATCCAGCAGCGATCCAAGGCCTTCAGACCCCAGCCTTCTCAAGTTGATGCTTGGCGCCGGACCGTGGATCAGTTACGATCCCGGTAGCGATGTCCGCTGGTTGACCTCGCCCCTGCCTACGGTAGACCTCCAGGCCCCAAGGGCCTACGGCTGCCCCAGCGAGGGACACGCACGCACAGCACCAAGCGCATGTGATCCCAACCTGAAAGGCAGGAAGCAATGCCCAACCATGTCCTTGAAGCCTTTGTGAGCCAGCGTGAGGCGGAAATCTCTCGCATGGACTCCATCCTGGGCCAAGTGGAGGACCGTGACCTGAGCGATGCCGAACGGGGCATCCTGGAGGCCAGCCGGTCCCGCATCGCTGAACTGGATGCCCAGATAGAGCCACTGGAGCAATATGAGCAGCTGGTCAGCCGGCACGCTGACACGCTTGGTGCTCTGCCCAGGGGTGGCCCTGAGCGAGTCCCAGCCCAGCCCCGTAGGGCTGACGGGGGCGAAAGGGCACCTGAGTACCTGTCTCCTGGTCAGTTCATCGTGGACCACCTGCGAGCCAGGGGCATGGATGGAGTAGTGGACCAGGCTGCCCTGGCGAGGATGGCCCAGCTGCGGGCTGTGGCGAACAACATCACCACTGATGTCCCTGGCGTCCTGCCCACCCCCATCGTGGGCCAGGTGGTGAACCTGATCGATGCCGGACGGCCTCTCATCAGCAGCCTGGGTGGCAGTCATCCCATGGCGGGCATCCCTGGTACCAGCTTCACCCGTCCGAAGATCAACCAGCACACCCAGAGTGGAGCGCAGACGGCTGAAAAGA